GGTGATTTGATTGAAGCATTAGCTATATTTGTAATGAAATCTGCTGGAGTAAATATTGAAGACCAACATAAGAAAGTTGTGTATAAATATAACAGCAGTAAAATAGAGGGAGAATATGATGTTAGAATAGATAAAAAGATTTGGGATATTAAAAGTGCATCACCATATTCTTTTGATAAAAAGTTTGGAGAGAATGGTGGCTTTGGTGCAATGGCTGAAGATGATGCCTTTGGCTACATACCACAAGGATATTTGTATGCTGAAAGTGAGAAGCTTCCTTTTGGTGGATGGATAGCTATTAATAAATCCACTGGAGAATGGACTGTATGTGAAACTCCTATTGAAGATTCTGAATATAAAGAAAAGGCATTATCTACTGCTAAAGAAAATGCAAAAGCTTTAAAAGCTAATCAAACATTTAAAAGATGTTATTCAGAAATTGAGGAAACTTTTAGAGGAAAGAAAACAGGTAATAAAGTATTAAATACTATCTGTTCCTTTTGTCCATATAAGATTCCTTGTTGGGGTAAGAAGTTGCAAATGTTACCGCAACAACAGTCACAAGGAAAAAACCCTAAGTGGGTTTGGTATACTGAAGTAAACAATCCGAGGAAAGAAGATGAGTACAATACGCAGTCGGAAAGCTAAAGGTCGTAGACTTCAGGATTGGGTAAGGGATAGTTTAAGGGGTCTATCCCTTGCCTTAACAGAAGATGATGTACGAGTTGCTATTATGGGAGAATCTGGTGCTGATATTAAATTATCTGAAAGAGGTAAAAGTTATTTTCCATATAACATTGAATGTAAAAATAATGAAACATGGAAAGGAATTTATAAAGCATATGACCAAGCAATATCTCATGGTAACTTAGAACCACTTGTATTTATTAAGATGAATAACAGAAGACCATTAGCTATAGTAGATGGAGAACACTTTTTAAAATTAAACGTAAATAGAATAGCAGTTATACCAACAACAACAGGAGAACTACATGACAAAAATAACTAAAAAAGATTTAGAAGATTGTACTAAAATTGTTATCATGCCATATGAAGAAGGATTTACATGTGGTATTCATTTTGGTTCTGATATACCACCAGGTACAGAAAGTGAAAGTATGATTGCAGTCATTGCAAGGGGAATGATTAAGCAAGCTGTTATGGATCCACATTTAACTTATGAATTAGGATTAGAAGGATTTGCAGAAGACCATGATAAATTTACTAAAAAGTTATCTAAAGAGATAATAAATGAAACAGATAATGTAATAGATTTTTTTGAATATTTAACTAAACCAAACAGTAAAAAGGAGATAAACTAATGGCTACACATTTAATCATAGGTGACCCGCACTGTACACCTAAAGCAAACAACGATAGATTTCTATGGGCAGGTAGAGTTGCCGCAGATATCAAAGCAACTCATGTAATCTGTATGGGTGATTTCTGTAGTGTAGATTCTCTGTGTTCTTATGATAAAGCTAAACTATCTTTTGAGGGTAGAAGATTTAAAAAAGATATTGAACATACTCAAGATGCATTATTAAAATTTAATAGAGGTTTAGGTAAACATAGACCTAGAAAAATTATGATACTAGGTAATCATGAAGATAGAATAGATAGAGTAGTACAAGATAATCCAGAACTTGAGGGTACTTTAAGTATATCTAATCTTCAATATGAAAGATATGGTTGGCAACAGGTGCCATATAAAAAAGGTAAAGTTATTAGTGGTGTTTATTATACTCATCACTTAGCATCTGGTATTACAGGTCGACCTATATCTGGAGAAAATGTTGCAAGAACTATCTTGACAAAGCATAAAGTTTCTGCTACAGTAGGTCATTGTCATTTGTTAGATCATGCTGTATCTACTTTGCCAAGTGGTAAAAAATTATATGCTTTATCTGCGGGATGTTATTTAAACCATGAAGAAGCATATGCTAAAGAAACACAACATCTATGGTGGAGTGGTCTTGTTATTAAACACAATGTAAAAGATGGTGAGTATGATTTAGAAACTATGGAATACAAAAGGGTAAAACAATTATATGGTTAATGCTAGTTTTTTTAAGAATATAAAAGTAGATGAAGTAAATCATCCTACTCATTACAAACAAGGTAAGAGAGAAACGATTGAAGTCATACAAGATTATATGACTAGCGATGAGTTTGTTGGATACTTAAAAGGTAATATCTTAAAGTATGTAGGAAGATTTAAATTTAAAGGAAAGCCATTGCAAGATTTACAAAAAGCTGAATGGTATTTAAATAAATTAATAGAGGAGGTTAAAACATGGGAACAATAAAAAGTGCAGTAATTGAAGTACAAGATGCAGTTGCAAGTTGTGTAGAAACAGGTTTATCGTTAGAGGATACTGTTAATTATTGTCATGATTTATATAATGAAACTAAAACTAACAGTTATCTAACAGATGAAAATTTCATTAAAGAATTATATAATGATTGGCGTGGGGGAGAACTATAATGGAAAGGACATTTCTAATAACATCAATACAATTACAGGATATAATGAGGTATCTAATGAGTAGACCATATGCAGAAGTAGTTAAGCTTATGAATATGTTAGCAGCATTAGAACCATTAGATCCTAGAATAGGTAAAGATTTTGTGAAACAACAAAAGGGAGAAAGTGAGAATGACGAAAGAAAAGAAACTACCAAAAGAAGTTAAGAAACATATTGGTTTGTTATTCGAACTTAAGATTGGATTAAGTGAAGAGAATCAAATTGTATTAGACTATGGTGGAAAACCTGTAGGTAAAATACGAGAAGCATTAAAGGGGTACGATTATCATGCAAATTTATGTGCGGCAGTTATTAACCATTGTAATTCAGCAGGTAAAAAACTTGAAGACGATATTAAGAAATTACTACAAACGCTATAGATATAGGATATGGCATAATCCTGTAGCGGATTTACTAGAACGTTATGCTGGTAAATTTAGTAACTGGATTTGGAGAGTACGTTGGGGTAAGAGATTACATCATAGTAAACTCCAAATAAAAAAGGCTCCCTAACGGAGCCTGTCATGTGTTGCCTTTGGGGGGAGTCTTTAGTCGGGCTCCCCTTTTTATTTATAAGCCTTTCTTATGTTTTTGTCCTTTGGGAGGAGATTTTTTTGAACCCCCTGCTCCAGCCCAGAAAAACTTATCAGCCCAATAGGCTGCACTTGTTTTTCCTTTAGCTATATTCTTAGCATGCCTAGCTTTAAAACTTTTTCTAGCTTCAGCACTGTAGTTGTGACCCATCTTCTGATCACCAAATCTAATTATCTTTACTGCACCACCTTCTTTAACAGCAACAATTCCTTTTTTAGTAGGATGATCTGGTGTTCTTTTAGGTTTATTTAAACCTGATAGACCATATCGTTTTAACTTATCTGTATCTGTAGACATTATATTTTCCTATATTGTTTTACTTTTTTAGCAACACCTTTAGGTTGCTTTACAAATTGTTTGCCTTGTGCTTTACCTTTTCTTTTTGCTTGTGTTGTAGATGCATACTCAGATGCTGATAATGCCTTGATTGCTTTCTCAGGTAAATATCTTTCACCTGTTTTGCTTGAAGGTTTACCAGATTTGGTACGCCATTTTTGTTGTGTCCATGCCTTTAAACTTTTTTGACTTTTAGCTAGAGCCATATGATCTCCTAATTAAATTGTTTAGGTACATACTCTTCTTCAACATTAATACTAATTTGTACTGATGCACTAGCACTAGCTAGTCCTCGTATCTTATCAGTTTTACGTAACCAAAATCCTTCGGTTATTTGAATGAGAGCATTTGCTTTCAATGTTGTTGCCTCTGCTATAGTATGGTAGGTAGTACTTTCACTATCGTACCAATCTAAACTGAATGTAACTGTACCACCTGTAAGATTACTTATGAATATACTTTTAATATTAGATTCATGATTCTCAGGTACAGTATAAATATCTTGATTGCCTGTTGTTAATACTAATCCGACTGTTCTTTTTTTAGTTATCATGTTAAATCATACCATTTTAAAGTTCCAAGAACATCATCGTTTGCTGATGCACCCTTAGCACATAAAGTTAAAGTATCGGATGCTCCAGCTATGGTTTGCCCGAGTTGATAGTCAAAATTAAAACCATCGCCATTTACTGTTCCAACTGAAACACCTTTACCAGATAAGTAACCTTGTCCAATAATAGTACCACCTGTAATGGTTGTTGTTCCTG